TTAATCCGCAGGTCGCAGGTTCGAGCCCTGCTCGGGGAGCCAAGATTCTACGCTACGAACCCCTAGTTCGTAGCGTTTTTCTTTTCTGATGATTCTTTCTGGCCGGTACTCCATCGAAACCTCTTCGCTGTTCAGCATGATTTCGTGAATAAAGCTACCCATCAGTGCCCGTAGCTTTGCGGGTTCCTGTGTAGATCGCACTATGTTGGCCATAGTGGCCGTAGCCATGTTTACTTCTTCTTCGCTAACATTGATCTCCGGCGCAATTTCGTCTTCGATCCGTGCCAGATCATCTTCCAGCGATTTCAGCCTGGCATTCAGTTCCCGCAAGCGCACTGTAAGGTCCCCCAAATGGGGAGCATCTTTGCCGTGCAGCTCCAAAATGTCGAACAAGTTGGTCCGCCGTTTCGTGACTTCCTTTATTTCCCGTAGCACAGCATCTCGGCGGCGCTGATGCTCGTTATGCCATCCATTCGTCAGCTCTATGATCTCGTTCATGACATCACGCATGCGGGCTGGCGTGAGTACGTTGTCTAGGATGGTAGAAACCATCCAGTCATCAAAGTCCACTGCATTGATACGCCGGTTCCGGCATCCGCCGCCTTTCTGCGCTCTGCTGCAGTTATAGTAGTGGTAGAGCTTAGTACGGCCAGTGGCAGTTTCAGTTTGCATGGCGGCCCCACACTCTCCACAGCGTAGGATCCCGGTGAAAGCAAATTGGCTATGGGGGCTGCCACCCTTGGCATCTGGTGCACGGTAGCGGAACAGTTCTCGGACTCGAGCAGCATCCGTCTCGCTCACGATTGGTGGGTGTGATTTCGTCATGATCCACTCACTTTCTGGCTTATCCCGCTTCTGCTTGTCCTGCCGGTTGAATACTACAAAGCCCGCATATACAGGGTTTTTCAGTAGAGCGTTGATGTGGTTCTTTGTCCAAGGCTTACCATGGTAAGAAAACCCGCGCTCGTTCAGACTCATGGCGATGATCTTGCAGCCATCGCCGGAAAGGTAACGGCGGAACATTTCACGTACCACTGTGGCTTCATGATCTAACACCTGCAAGCGCTTCCGCTTCCCATCCACAGTGACGACTTCATATCCATATGGAACGTGGCCGCCATTCCAGTACCCGTCTCGCGCGTTTTTGAGCATGGAGCGGCGTGTGTCGCGCGATACCTGGCGGCTGTAGTGCTCGTCCATGATTTCGAAAATGGACTCGCTAAACCAACCTTCATCCGTCTCGCTGTCGATATTCACCGATACGTAAACGACTTTGGTCCCGCCCGACTCCAGCAGCTTCTTATGGCTGGCCGCATCGATCTTGTTGCGGGCAAAGCGACTGGTATTCCAGCATAGGAAATAGTCCACATCATAGGCTGCGCAGAAGTTGATGGCGTTCTGGAAGGCTGGTCGGTTTGCTGTGCGGCCGGATATTCCGTCATCTCGGAAAACGCGCAAGATGGTAACCCCCATCTCAGCCGCTTTTTTTTCAGCTTGCTCGATCTGGCTTTCGATGGAAATGCCTTCGTCCGCTTGGCGTGCCGTGCTGACGCGGGCGTAAATGATGGCCGTCTTCATGGTCATATTTTATGTTTTTTTACTATGCGTGTTATGTGAGAGCTATCGACAGTTTCACCATATGCAGCCAGCAGTCGGCACCGTATTTGTTCCTTGGACAGGCCTCTGGCGGATAAGTCGTTAATGAACTGGTTGCGCTGGAACTTGGTGTAGCTGGCGTAGTGGCGCAGCGGTATCACTAGAGTGCCCTTGATGTGATGCCATTGCTGTTCCTGGTCAACAATCCGCCACATAGCGAGGAATGCATCAACCCCGATTTCTGCAGCTACTCGTTGCCAGGTGGCGTGTAGGCCCATTTTTCGGAGTTCGTCTAGCCGCGGGTCGCGCGCGATTTTTTTCAAACCCCTCAAGTGGGGTTTGAAAGGAGTGTAGACATTCAGGTACCCACCCCCCTGGTGGGCGGGAGGGCTGCTGCCCTGCCGACCCCCCACCCCGATGGTACGGTTGTCGTCTCTCTCAGGGGCTGCAATTCCCGCCCCTGCACTTCGCTTTTCATTCATCTGGAACATGCTGTAACCCTTGTGCTTTCGTTGCATGACTTCGCTTTTTCCAATAGGGCGAAGTGGAGCAGCTGAGAGTTAGCCCGTTCTGAAGGGCACTTTGCAGAACCACTGCAACCCACAGCCGGCGGCCTACCTTCCCCGGCCATAGATACCGTCACTATGACTTGTAAGAATCAGGAGGAGCCGCGGGCGCGCCTTGGCTTGCTGCCCAGTTGATCCAGTAACCCACTGACCGGGGTGGACACCTTGCCCAGCGGGTTTGCCTTGTCCACCGTCCGGGTCAGCTTGCGCATGGCCAAGTGGGTGTAGATCGAGGTGCTCTTAGGGTCTTCGTGCCCCATTAGATTTTGACGCTCGATCACGTCCACATCCGACTCGGCCAGTTCCGTCCCATACAGGTGGCGCAGGGCGTGTGGATGGAGCTGATCCTCGGGAAGGCCTGCAGCACGGCCATGACGCTGGAGCATTACCAGCACACCACGCGTAGAAAAGCGGCGGGCTTCGCCGTAATACAGATGGGCGGGCACGCGGCGGTTCCGGGTGGTGACGAACAGCACACGCTCGCCGTCATCGGTGGTGCGCTCTATCTCGGCCAACGCGGGGTGTTCCAAGTACACACGCAGCAGCAGATCCGTTTCACGCGGCACAGGCACCAGACGTTCCTTATCCCCTTTTTCGGTTGGCCGCAGTGCTAGGCGGGGTTCACCGTCCACCAGTTGCGTCACTAGGTGATTTTCGTTCAGGGCTACTAGCCCGGAAACCCGCACACCACACCCCATCATCACCCCCAGCATGGCCGCATCTCGCACGCCTTCGAATGTATCGAAGTTTGGTGCCCACATCAGACGCTCGGCATTCTCGAGGGACAGCACACGCGGCAGGCGGCGGCCTTTACGCGGGTAGGGCACGGCTTCGGCCGGGTTCATCTGGATGGCCCCCCGCACTGCATACGCCCAGCGGTAGAACTCTCGAACTGCGGCGACATAGGGGGTGCGGCTGACTGGGGACAGGCCCAGTGCCTTGTGTAGGTATGGGCCGCAAAACACGATCAGATCGTCGCCGCAGACCTTCAGTGGCTCGCGCTCGCCCAACCACACCTCAAACCGTGCCAGGCAATCGCGGTAGGCGCGGATCGTGCGATTGGCCACACCATCGTTATCAGCTTTGAACAGTAAGAACTCTTCAAACAGTCGGTTCATCGTTCGTTCCCGGGTACAGACGCAAATTACCCATAATTGTGTGGGTGACAGACATTTTCCTGAAAAATCTAACTAAATCAACGCATTGTGAATTTGTTTTTCCCACGAAAACCCGTGGAACGCGCAATAAACTTGTGGATTAAAAAATAGGCAGCGCTCCAAAGTCGTGGATGCGCCCCCTCCGTTTTTTCTGCGCTTTCTTTCTCTTTCTTCTTGTTTTTTAAAGAAAAAGAGAAAGAGAAAAGGGGTTTGCCAATAATTTCCGCTGTGGGGAAAATGGGGCAAACGGTGGAGAAATCCGGCAATTCAGTGGATATCCTGCCAAAATCGTGGAAGTTAAGTCGTTGATACATATAGGAAACATGGTCTTTTTGCGGTTGAATCCACAGGTTTTTCTTGATGGTGCGCCAGTCAATAGCGAAACCTGCGGTAAGCCCAAAAAAACCGCGCCGTTTTCTGGCGCGGGCGGTCCGGCGGCCGATCGAATTACAGCTCGCCGTCCCAGTCCAGCAGGAAAGTACGAGCGGCATCAATGGCAGCCGCCGGCGCGGGATACCAACCACCGATTGGAATACCGCGCACCAGAGCGCGATGCTTGGTGCTGACGGCGCCGGGATCGCCCACGCGTTTGGTGCCGTCCAGGAAGCCCTGCTGCTCGGTGATGATGGGATGGTCCTGCAGGAAGGCAAGGCGCTCCGCTGGCGTCAGTGCCGCAAACTGTTCAAAGGCAGATAGGGTGCTTTGCATGGGGTCCTCCAGTCAGAAAAGCGAAGTCAAGGCAAATGGGGTACCGGATCAGCCACGCTCAAACACTGGTGCAGCATGCAGCCCCAGTTCGTTCAGCTTGGCCACGCTAATGGCCACCATGTGGCCCTGGCGGCCGCGGCGGATGGTCTTTTCGCAGTCGGGGTCCACTACTACGCCCGAATCCAGCAGCTGGCGCTTGAAGATGCGTGCCGTCTTCACCGGTAGCGCGTCGAATTTGGCTCGCAGGTGCGGGGCCGTAGACAGGTGGTCCATCACATGCGACGGCAGCACGAACAGGCATTCATGCTCTTCGCCATCCACCACATGGGTATCCCAGCAATACGGGTGCTCGTAGCGCTGGGCGGCCAGCTCGGACAGCAGGATCTCCACGATCCACACCCACGGCAGGCGGGCGCCGTCCGTGTCGGCAATGTGGGCGTTCATTTCCGCCACCATGTCCTTGATGAAGCCGCCCTGATGCACATCGATGCCGGCAAACTCGCACAGCAGGCTCCAGGCGCTCATGATCGCCGCGTAGTTCTGCACCATGCGGTGGGCCGTGGCATCGCCTTCGGCAGCGCGGCCATTCTTGTGGCAGTAGGCCACGTACCGATCGTGCAAGTCGCGGATCCGTGCTGGCTCCACGCTGGCCAGGAACTGCAACCACTCCCACACCGGGAACTGGGGCAGCTCATGGGGGATGATGGCCCCTTGCTTGGCCACGCTCAGGCTGCAGCGGCATAGCTTGGACTGCAGACTTTCCGCGTCCACCTCTTCGCCGGCCAGTAGCACCGGGGCGCACATCAGGTAAGGGGTCAGGCCGGCGCCCACCCGGGTGAACTCGAAGCGATAGGTGGACTGCAGCAGGCCGTCGATATCCGACAGAATGGACTTGGGCAGCTTGGAGAATTCATCCCAGCCAACCGGGTGAGAGGTCCAGGACACCGACGCGCGCCGGCGGTGGTCAGTTTTCAGCATCTGGCCAGACAGCACCTGAAACGCCACCGTGGCCTGCAGGCTTTCCAGCAGCTTGGATTTGCCCGAGCCCTTTTCCGCCTGCATCTGGAAGTGCGGGTAGAAGCCAAGCACCGTCTTAAGGTGCGCGCCCAGCAGCCAGACCAGGCACATGGCGGCGGCGTTCTCCTTGAAGGTGTCCTGGTATGCCTGAATCACGCGGCGGGCATCCTGTTGGCTGCCACGCGGAAACGTCATGTTGTAGTACAGGCACTGCTTTTGCGGCTCCACGAAAAAGCAGTCGTTGCCCTCCAGAGGCGCCAGGCCGGTATTGCGCCAGGCCAGCCCGACAAAGTTCACCACATTGCGGGCGGCCAGATCCGCCGAGCGCTCCAAGATGTTCACCATGCGGGCGAACTTGGCTGGGTTCCAGATGTGGCCAAACTTCGCCTTCCACCACTCCAGGTTGTACAGCTTGTCACCGGTGATCACCTCTCGCTGCAGAACCGGCCCATTACGCGCCAGTTGGCAGCTGATACCGAACACTGTTTCCGGCTGGTTGTCCGGCATACCGCTGATGGTGGCAAGGTGGCTTTGGATCTTCAGCCGGGACAGGCTGGCGACCCGGAAAGAACACAGATCGCTGATCTCTTCACGGGGCGGCAGCGGATTGCCTTCGTCGTCCTTGCGTTCCTTGAACTCATCGACATGGCGGGTGAAGTCATCCAAACAACGATAGCGCCAGTACACCTCCAGGTCGTGCCCCTGCAGCCAGATGCGGCGGCGTCCCTGCAACTGGTCGTAGTTGTCGGCATTCACCGATGGCTGGCCGGCAATCAGCCACTGGTCCAGCTTCTTCAGTCGTATCCGCAGCTCTTCAGCGCCATGGTTGGCCAGCACGTCGTTGATGTCCTCGCCTTCTTCCCAGTCCAGCATGTCCACCATGCGTGCACCGATGTCCTGCGCCGTCATCGCGTCCAGTAGAGCCCACGCGGCCACCATGCCGGGGCGGGTGCCGTTGGCCTGCAGCTTGTCGCTGTGGTCCAGTGCAATCAGCACCTTTTTTTCACGCGCCCAGCTCCAGTCCAGGTTGGTGTTGGCCACACCGCGGATGGCCACCACGGCCACATGCTTGTTGTCCAGTAGGGCGGTTTCGATGGACAGCGCATTGATCGGGCTTTCCACCACGTACACCGTGTGGGCACGCTTCAGTCTGGCCGGGTCCGATGTCCAGAAATAGCCTACCTTTTCACCCTGGCACTGCGTCTTCACCCCACCGTTCAGCGCGGCATCCGCATAGCGCACATCCACTGCCACCACCTTGTGGCCGGCGTTGCGCACGATGAAGGCCACGCCCGGGCCGCCGTGGCCGGGCTCGCCTTCCGCTACCTTGGTCGATTCCCAGGTATTCCAGCCCACCGTCTTGCGGCGGATCGCCTCACGCACTACCGACTCGGCAATGCCGCGGCCGCACAAGTAGGCTACGGCCGGCTCTGGATCCTGCAGGCAGCGGTCGGCAATGTACTCTTCAGTGGTTTTGCGTTCTGGCGGGCCGCTGCGTTCACGATTAGGACGGGGGATGCTGAACCACTCCCCCAGCAGTTTGGCCGCCTCCATCGCATCGTTGGCTTGGCCGGCATACATCACCAGATCAATCGCGGTGCCGCCGTCGCCAGAGGTGTGATCCTTCCAGCCAGTACCGTATTTCGGATGATTCGCATAGATACTGAGGCTAGGGTGTTTCTCTTTCCGCGCAGGGGAAAACCAGTTGCCATGGGTACCCTGCTGTTTCATCCCCAGCCGCTCGGCTAGTTCAACCAAATTGATTTCAGATTTCAGGCGCGAAAACCATTCCGCCATTGCCGCCGCATTGTTATCGCTATTCATCGTCGGCTCTTATTTCAGTAACAGTCTTGGCAGTTCGCTGGCTGTCAGCGGGGCTGGCGGCAAAGGCTGGCCGCTGGCCGTGTAGATACTGTTCTCGCCTTGCATCCCTGCCACTTTCAACAGGCCTACCTCCAGCAAACCGTCCAGTACCGGATCCAACTGTTGGCGGGTGCAGCCAAGCTGCACCACCAGGCCATTGGCAGACAGAGCTGCCCCCTGCAGGCGCTGCATGATCTGTTCGCTCAACCTAGTCATAGTTTGTCCCCCGAAATGCCAGGTCGGCGGCCATCGCCACACGCATTCCACTTTCGTGAACAAAAACCACGCTGCGTAGCGAGGGCAGGGTGGCCAGCTGCCAGCCCTCTGTGGCCAGCTGCTCCAGCCGGCTCACCGCGCCGGCAAAGTCGGGGCTGTTCAGCCGCACTGGATGCGCCGGCTCTGCCTCCAGGGTCTGCCAGACTTCGTCCCACGGCACCGGGCATCCATCCACCATGCCGATCAAGGGACCATCTACCGATGCCAGCGGCGCCAGCATCACCAATCCGCTGTCTGCCGCAATAGCGTGACCAAACGCGCGGTATACGCGGCGGTTGGCCGAAAAGGGGAGTAGGGAATTCATCACAATCGCCATGGTTGCCACACCTTGCGCCTCTAGGCGCCCAGCAGATCCAGCTGGGCGTATTCATCAAACGCGGCCAGAAAGGCATCGCGTGCTGCCTCGATTGACAGCGGGGTAATGCGTTCTTCCAGCGGGCTGACACCGGCCAGCACCGACCATTCCGTGTTGTCGTGTGGCATCAGGTCGCGCCGTTCGGTGGCCAGCAACACAATGTCCGCCCGCTTGATGGCCGCTTCATCGTCCCGGCCCAGTTGCAAGTCGAATCGTTGGCGTACCGCCTCTTGCACCAGGCCCTCCACGTACTGGTAGCTGGGCAGGGTGCGCTTGATCGGGCTGGCCAGGTCTGCCACATAGGCCTCACCGGCGTCGTGCAGCAGGCCTGCCAGGCGCAGCGGCGGCGGCAGGATGCGCGCCACCCGCACTGAGTGCTCCGCCACGCTGTAGAAGCGGCGCACAGCACCGCCAAAGCGGCACAGCTGTGCCAGGTGGTGGGCGATGTCGCCCAGCTCGATGTCCGTTGGCCGCGGGTGCAGTACATCCACGTAGCGGCCGGACACGGTCTGGATGATGGCAGTGGTCATACTTGTCCTCCGTCACTGTCCACGGCATTACCCGGATACCCGGCCGCCGGCACATCGACCAAGCTGCTGCCGCAGTCCGGGCAGCCGCATTCATTGGTTGGCCGTAGCATCACCTCGCACCAGTCGGCCAGCGGCTGCTGGCGCGGTGTGATGTGGTGATCTGCATAGGCCAGGTACAGTCCATCATTCATTGCAGGGCTGCTCCCGCATGCAGGTGATCGCCGCTGACTTTGCTTGCCAGGGCCATCGCTTCGGCGCTCAGCGCATCGGCAGATCCTCCAAGCTGTTGCACCTTGGCCATCAGCATGCGGGCCTGTTCGGCGGTCTGCATCAGCTTGTCCTGGTCGAGTTCGCCCGCCAGCAGCGCGCGAATCACCGGGGCGTTGTTGGCGGTAATTTTCTCCACGTCGATCCCCAGTTCGTGGATCAGGTGCACCAGCATGCGTACCGGCTTGGGCATGCTGCGCTCGTTCTCGTAGCGGCTACCGCCGGATTGGGTAACGCACACGCGTTCCCAGAAGTCATGCTGGTTCAGACCTTTCTGACGGCGCAGCTGGCGAATGTCGATGTGTTTGAAGGCGGTTTTGTTGGTAGGCATGCTCTGATTTCCTTCTGCTTGGAAGCGCGCTGTGCGCTTTGCCGTTGTGTCTTGGCGATTTGCTTCGGGTCGTTGCGGTAACAGTCCTTGCACCAGGAGTGCGCCTTGCCCTTACTGAAAAAGAAGAACTCCGGATCTTCGGGCCAGAACTCCAGGCACTTGGCGCATTGCACTTCGGTACCGGCGTCGGTCTCGATGCGCTGCCGTTTACTCATGGCTGCTCTGCCTCGGTGTAGTCACGCAAATGCCAGTCTTTGGCCAGTTGCTCCCAGATCCGGCTGCCGTTCTCGAAGTAGCAATGCACCTCTTTCTGGCAAGCACGGGCATCCATGCGCAGCGCCGCCATGCAGTCTTCGAACAGCGCGTCATCGATGCAACGCAGGTCTGTAAGCGGGAAGGGGAAGCGCCGGTCGTTGTAGAGACCCAGCAGGAACTGGGCGATGACCCTGCACTGACCGGTGTCGCCACGGGCGACTGTCAGTAGGCGCTGCAGCGCAGGTACGCCTGCCGCCTGGAGCTGCTCAACCTTCTGGCGGTGCTGCAGAAGCTCCTGCACCCAGTCGTCTTCGGCCTTCTCCGGGCAGAACACGCTGTGCTGGGGCCGCGGCGACTCCATGAAGTCGGCTTCGTCTTTCTGGATGCACAGCTGCAGTTGTACCGGCATGCCGTCCGCGTCCTTCCACTCGCCAATGCAGGTGATTTGGCTTTTCCACTGGGTGGCCTCGGTGGCTTCGATGACTTTCTGTCGCACCAACTGCTGCAGTTTCTGGGGGTAGATGGCCGGGGCAATCATGCTGTGGTCCCCTGTTTCAGGGCATCCATCAACAACTTCAGCTCTTCCGCTTCATGGATGGCATCATCGCGGGCCACATGCTTGATGCCTTCGAAGGTCAGCGGCGGCAGCGTGTGACCCAGGTCTTTCACCACGCCGCGCAGCGTGCGCAGGCAGCGGTTGCGGTAGTAGGGCCACTGCAGCCCCTCTGCATTGAAGGCATGCTGCAGGATGGCGTTGTCAAAATCGGAGCCGTTGCCCCAGATCGGGTAGGGGTTGTCCTGCAGCCAGTCAGCCAGGTGACGCATCACATCGCTGATGTTTTCCGGTGAAGAGTGGTCGAAGGCGATGTCACGGGCGGCCTGACTCTGTTTTGCCCACCAATCTTGGGTGTCCAGGCTGACAGTGCGGCCAGGCTGCTTGCGGTGCACCTCCGCGGTGAACAGCTTGCGACAGAAGTCCGGGCTGTCGATTGGAGCGTCCACGTCCACCAGTACGAGGGCCACGGTGAGGATGTGGGCAGACGGGGCGGTGTCCAGGGTTTCCAGATCTACGACGATTTGCAGGTTCATGCTGTCACCTCCCCACCGGCTTGCTTGGCTTCGGCCTCGCTGATTTCCTGCTGGCGCAGGCTCTCTGCCCAGGCCAGCGCCTTGGCCACGGTTTCTTCTAGCGTCTCGCCGTAGAACCAGGCGGTGTTGTAATAGCCCCAGCTGAACGAGGCGCCGCTCCATTCGCCGTTACTGCATCGCCTCGGCTTCATCACCGGCGTGGCGTACTGCACCAAGTAGCCGTAGCAGGCATGGCGGTAGACCATTGTGTTGAAGTCGTCGCGCGCTTCCTCGTCGGTCACACCGTCCACGCTGTCCCAGCGCGTCAGCATTTCTTGCAGCCAAGGCATATCAGTTGCCAAGGCTTTGGCGATGTGGGTGTCCAGATCTTCGATGAACTCGATCAGGGCGTGCGGCATGTCATCGGACTGGGTGAGCATGGCGCCCAGGTGCAGGATCTGTTCGGCCCGGATGGTGGCCTGTTCCAGCTGATCATTCAGCGTGGCATTGCCGCCGTCGATGCCCAAGGCGACTTCGTCCAGTACCGGCAGGGTGGTGTCGGCCTGCAGGTAGGCCAGTTCGGTCTCGGCGTGTTTGCCAGCGTCTTCGGCCTTGTCGAACTGGCGGTTGTCGAACAGCAGTCCGCGCAGGCCGGCCTTGTAGTAGGGGGTATAGGTCGTGAGGTTGATCAGCTCGGCCACTTCGGCCGGGCCCTTGGCAGCAAAGGCCTTGCGCTGTTCCGGGGTGGCGGTTTGCAGCCAGGCGTGCTGGCGGCGGTTCAGTTTGGTCAGCATGGTTTTATCCTCGATTCAGTTTTCAGCGCGGCGGGCTTCCTGCCGGGCTTCGCATTCGCGGCGTACGTCCACGGCGTGGCGCTGCTGCGCTTTCAGCTTCTGCAGGGCAAGAGGGTCGATCGGGCTCGCCAGTGCGGCGAGGGATCGCTTGTCCTTGGTCTGCCGCGGGTAAGCGGTATGTACGTAGCTGGCACCCATCACGCGGCCTCTGTGGTCGGTTCAGCAGGGACTTCCACAACAGCCTTGCCGCAGAATGGGCAATAGCTGCCGGTCACCGGGATGGTCTTGCCCTTGATGAAGCCCTTGGATTGCGCAGTTACCTGGAAGGCGTTTTTCAAGCGGGAGAGCATGCGGTTACCGTTCAGGATCAGCGCCACGTCCTGGCACTCGACTTGGGCCGACACGCCCAGTTGCTCGCTGTAGTGCTCGGCCAGCTTCTGCTCCAGGTCCTTGATGCAGGTGCAGTTCATCAACCAGCCCTCCGCTCGAAGCCCTTGCGCAGCCGGTTCAGCGTCACGCGCGGGCCCTTGCCGCTATCGATACGGGTCAGCGTGGCTTCCACGTCTTCCCGGGCCGGGGTGGTGTACACCGCTGTGCTGCGGATGTCGGCATGGCCCAGTGCCGCCATGGCCACGCCGCGCGGGTCGCGGGCTTCGCTGTCGCGCATGATGTTCATGGCGCGGGTGTGGCGGAACCAGTGCGGGGTGACGTTCAGCGGCAGGCCTGCCTCGGCGGTCCAGTAGCTGATGCGCTGCTGATAGCTGCGGATGCTCATCGGGGATTGCCCGTCGCGGCCTGGTACCAGCGGGGTGCTGGCCACCTGGCTGGCATTGGTGCTGGCTAGGGCAAACAAGTGCATGCGCAGGGTGTGTGTCACGAAAACCTTGTGATCGCGCTTGCCGCCCTTGCGGTGCTCGCGGGGGATAAACAGATAGTTGGTCTTCAGCGCTTCCCACACATCGCCCAGCGTCACCAGTGAAAATTCGCCAATGCGCATGCCGGACAGCGCCAGCGTGGCCATGATGTGGTAGTCGCGCTGCGCCAGCGGGTCATTGACGCGCTTGGCGGCGTTTAGCAGTTGCTGCAGTTCTATCGGGGTCAGGTAGCGTTCCATGATGTCCTCCCATCACAAAACAGGTTGAAAAAACGGTCAGCGCTGGCGGCGTTTCATCGCCAGTGCGGTGTTGCGCAAGCAGATCGCCAGGGCGGGATTGGCCAAGGCGTCTTCAAAGCGCTGCTGGATGCCTGACTTGCGCCAGGCAACCCGCAATTCTTCGTGGCTCAGTTCGCCGGTTGGGGCTGGGTCAAACAGCTGGCCTTGGCCTGCTGTTGTGCCTTTTCTGCGTTCCATGCCGCGATGAATTCTTTGCCGAAGAGGCGCACCAGTTCACGGGCGCAGTCCACTTCATCACCAGGTTCCAGGTTGTCGCTCAAGGATTTGATGCCGTGCTTGGCCAGAAACGGCGGTACGGCTTTAGGAATGGTTGCCATCGCCCACCATCCCGTTTACCCGTGCCCGCAGTTCCAGGATGGCCGCCACCCACTGGAGGGCTTCTCGCTCGATCCGTGCTGCCTGGTCACGCGTCACGCTGGGCGTTGCTAGCGCGGCAGCCAACTCTCGGTGCACGTCGCCCCCTTCGATATGGACGCGGTTCACGATGTCCAGCAGGGCTTCGTCGCTCTTGTCGCTCATGTCCGGCAGCAGGTGGAAAACGCCACCCAGCATGGTGGATAGCGCCCGGTGCGGGCCGGCTTGACGGGTAAAGGTGATGATCTGGATGTAATCGGCCAGCGTGATCTTGTGATGCGCTGTCGTGTCGTTGAGGTTGAGCTTGTTGTACAGCGTGCCCGGGGACATCCCCATCATCGCCGCCAGCTTCTCTACCCCGAATTGGCGGGATTCCCGGCGCAATTCCTCGTACACATCGTGTGACTGCATTTGTGAAAACTCCGTCAAGTTTCGTGTATCGCCAACTGTTGACGGTGCAGATACTGAGGTGGCCACACCGTAGTACCGCACCATTGCCGCGCCTGATTCGCCGTCGGGCGCGGCTTTTACTCGTTTTTGAATCGTTCTGGGTAAAGGATTTGTTCCTCGGGTATCCCAAGCACCTTTGCTATCTCCGCTGCTAGCTTAGGAGAGGCTGCTGCAGTGCCACGCTCAACATCCGACACGTGCGCTTGGCTGCACCCCAGCACCTGGGCCAAGTCAGCCTGGGTCAGCCCCCTGGCCTTCCGCGTCATTCTCATAGGGGTCATGACAGGGTCCTTAGTGATGACAGGTGCAAATATAGATATCGGCTGTATTTATGTCAACAGCTAATAAACGTTTTTTGAGTACAGCCAAAATCTATAAACTGCGAAAGGTGATAGGGCCTCGCATAAAAGAAGCGCGGCAGCTAAGGGACAGAACACAGAAATGGCTGGCAGACGAAGTAGGTATCAAGCAATCCAGCGTAAGTGCTTGGGAGGTAGGGAAAACGGACCCCAGCACGGACAATCTGTCCACGATAGCCCGTGTCCTTCAGGTAAATTTTGAATGGCTAGCCACCGGTAATGGCCCCATGGAAGGGGCCAACTACACACCGGTGGCTTTTCGTGTTGCTGAACCGACACAGCACTTGGACGAAGAACTTCAAGAGTTATTGGCGTTGTTCGAGCAGTTGCCCAAGTCCAAACGTAAGGTGCTAATCAACTTCGTGAAAGACTGGATAGCCTTGAAAGGTGCCTGATCTGAGGCCAAGTAGAGTGGTCAAAAAAGCCCCATCACTGCTGGTGGGGCTTTTTCATGCCTACGCCATATCCGGACGCTCGGCGTATAGTTTGGTACCCGCCGAGCAAATGCTACTTATCCAGCACCGGCTCGCCCTCATCGACTTCAAGACTGCGGTCGCAGTGTCCCGGATCTACCAGGTCGAGCAGCCGGCACAGCAGGCAGTACCGCCACACGCCACGCTTCGCCCCTTTCCCCGCACGCGAGCTGATGGTCTCGTCCTCACTGCCGCCGAGCGCGGCGTTCAGCGTCTGGTCTGCCCCAACAAACACCCGCACTGCGCGGCGGTTGCCGACCAGCAGCTGCATCAGCGACATGACCAACGCCATTACCACAGCCAGCAGCGAGGCCAGCCAAAGGCCGAACAGGATCAGACGCCACTTCATGCTGCCATCCCCGGCCAAGTGTTTGTGATATCGATGCCAGCCAGCTCTGCCTCACTGTCGGTGCTCTCCACTGCCGCTTTCAGCTGGCGCGCATGGGCGTGCAGTGCCGCCGCGTGCTGGGCCAGCGCCACCGGCATGCCGATCACCCCAGCGGCGTCGAGGGTCAGCGTGCTGTTATCGGCGCAGGTCCACTCCAGACTGAACGG